AACCTTCGTGCTTATGATTTCGTAAGTCAGGAAGTGAGAGCAGCAGAAGATCCAGAGTTCGAGACCTTCTACACGAAGAACATTCTTTTGAACGAAGGACTCCGTGCTTGGATGGCACCCGTTGATCAACCACACGAGAACTTTGTATTCCCAGAAGAGGTATTACCGCGTGGCAACGCACTCTAAGGGATGCTGTGGGGCAGGATGTCCTGACTGCCCCTTCCGACCTAAAACTAAATAAAGGAGTTCCAAAAGAACTCCTTTTTTTATGTTTACTATTCTTTTATTCTTTCAACTTTTTGGACTCTTTATGTTTATTATGTCTATTATTCAAGACTTATGATAACCTCTACAACTCCACATAAACTCGCAGAAATAATTAGGGATACTTGGCCTGGACTTTACAGACCACCATCAAAGACCTATAATAATCAAAAGACTTTAAAAAATGAAAAAGTACAATAGTGAAGATTACTTCTCTGTTATTGAAACAAAAACAGGAAGAAAAATTGCTGATTGTGGTGAAGAGACCGACGCCCTTTTACTGGTATCACTTGATCCACAAAATAGAACCATTACAAGAAACAAGTTTATGATGGGACAAGTTGTTGATATTGAGATTCCAAAAGCACTTCCAACAAATGAAATAGCAATCAATACCGAACCTTATAAGCAACATCAAGAAGAATGGATGGTTGAAAAAATTAATCAATTACCACAAATTAAACTTCCTGAGGGACAAGGAATTCCAGTTAACGCTAAATAACTTTCAGTTTTATAAAAATTATGAAGTTCACAGTTTATTCAAAAGAAGGTTGTCCATATTGCACAAAAGTGCAGCAAGTGCTACAATTAGCAGAACTACAGCATGTGGTTTACAAATTGAATAAAGATTTTACTCGTGAAGAATTTTATGCAGAATTTGGGCAAGGATCTACTTTTCCCCAAGTTCTTGTAAATGACCAACACATCGGTGGATGTACAGACACAGTTCAATATCTGAAGGAGCAGAATCTAGTTTAATGAATAGTAACTTTCACGAAGTTTATGGTGATGTTGAAAAAGCAATTGATTATGCTTTTAACGGACAATTTGTTTTAAAATTTTATGATTACTTAAAAATTCGTGGAACAAAACGCCATGAAGTTGAAGAATTTATTGAAAGTGCCACTGCGAACGAAATCAGTAGTTTAGTAATGGACCTTGATGATTATCTTGAGGGGGGCGCTGACGAAATTCATAAACAACTTCGTGAGGGGTATGGTTATCTACCAAAACCTGAAGCAAGAAAAATTAGAAATTATCTGTATAGCATCCTAGAAGATGCCTGGAAGTATAGTCATGATAAACGACCAGGAAGAAGGAAAAAGCAAACTAAATAAATCAGAACCCCAGATTAATCGGGGTGTTGAGTTATTACTTAGGAATAGGAGGAAGAGATCACCAGAACCAAAGACTTTTCAAGTGAAGTTTGGTAAAATGATCTCTCTCTTCAGAAGAGAGTTTCATTTCTTTATAGAATTTCATTTTGATGTTAGGAAAAAATAAACTCTCTGGAGACAAGAAAAATGGAAACAGCATATGTCATAACATTCTCAGTAATGTTCACGTTGCTTTTTTTTATGACAGGAGGTATAATTGGTTGGTTAACTTATAGACATTTGTTAGAATCAAGACCTCCATATTTACACCCAGAGTTCTTTGATGAAAATGGACAGGTGATACCTGACGAAATAGTATCTGTACGATTTGAAAATAGCGATTATGACTACGACTACGACGAAGACGAAGAAGAAGACTGAAGCACCTCTTGAAGAACTTCCAACTAATCCGTTTCTGTTTGAGATTTTAAACCTTGCTTCAAAGCAAAGATCAAACGCAAAGAAAGTTGAAGTTCTTCAAAAGTATGAAGACCCGTCTCTTAAGACAGTATTGATTTGGAATTTTGACGAATCAATTATTTCTATGCTACCTGAAGGTATTGTTCCATACGCCAGTGCTGGGGAACAGACTTCATACAGTGGAACCCTGAGTGGGAAAATTGAAGATGCTGTTTCTAAAATGGAAGAACTTGGATCTAACTCACTTGGATCTCAAGACCAAGGACGTTCTTCCATCCGAAAAGAATACCACATGTTTTACAATTTCGTAAAAGGTGGTAATGATACTTTGAGCTCTCTTCGTAGAGAGACGATGTTTATCAATATTCTTCAGGGACTTCATCCACTAGAGGCAGAAATCCTTTGTCTTGTAAAGGATAAGAAGTTGCAAACTAAATACAAAATCACCTTGGAGAATGTTAAGGAGGCATATCCCGATATTCAGTGGGGTGGTCGTTCATGACAGTTGCAGTAAGCACGGAGAAAGATATGGCAGAGTACGGAAAAGAAGAAAAAAATATTCTGCCCAGCAATTATGGATGCGATATCCTACTTCAGAATACTACACTAGATAAAGTAAAAGATCCTTGTTTTCCGAATGATGCTTATTTGATTTGGTATGATATTGATGGAAAGAACAATCTTGATCTGGTAAGAGGGTCTAGAGTTCGTATCTTTGACATGTATTATGACAAATATGGTCCTGGTGTGGTTCAAAAAATTGATTTTGGATATGGACGTACTAACCCTAAACTGTGGGGATATAAACAACCAGAAAAGAAAAAAAGAAAATGAGTGATGGATTTAAGGGATTTGCAAGTCCTTCTGATGATAAAAAGTTTCGCCTCTATATCAAAAATAATGAGGTAGATAAACTAATTAAAGAATACAAGAAATTAAAGAAATATCAAAAGTCTTCTATCTTTGAAATTGAAAAATTACGGAGTAGACGCTGAAGCAATTGAATAATGGGAAAACATTATCTTCTTAATTTGTATGGATGCTCGTTTGTTCTTTTGGACGACGAGCGTTGTCTTATAGACCTACTAGAAAACGCAGCAGTTGCAAGTGGTGCAACTGTGGTTCAGACTATATCAAAAAAGTTTGAACCACAGGGAGTTACTGTAATTTGCTTGTTATCAGAAAGTCATATTAGTATTCATACATGGCCTGAGGAAGGTAAAGCAGCAGTAGATGTTTATACCTGCGGTGATTGTAATCCAAAAATTGGATGTGATATCATCATTCAACAACTTTACGCACAAAATCATACCCTCAGTTATATTGAGCGGTAACTAAATACACTATATCTGGAGAAGTATATGCTCTCTACTCAATACCGTCTTCGCCTTGAAGCAATCTGTGAGCGAATTGTAAAAGGCGAATCCGTAGAGTTAAGTGATATGATATGGGCAGAAAAATTAGCAAAAGCAAATCGTTCGGCAGCAACTCTTCTAAGGCAAGCAAGACGCCGTGCTGCTAATCCTGATATGCAAGAAGGGAGTTTAGATGATTTTATGAATGCTCTGGATTTAGGAGATCCAGACCCATCAAATCATCGTACTGAATTTACGAGTGCTGACGATATAATTGATTTTTTCTCTGGAGATAAACCAGAAGACTGGAGACAAAGAGATTAAATTGTAACATAAGTTACAAAAATATTTGACTATATATGATAACGAGATTATAATATCTCTATCGTTCATCGCATAATGCGACGGAAGTAAGCCGACGCGGAACGGATCGTTCATTCGCTATTCGCAAATAGCGAACGCAAACGCCGACTGAAGGAACGCTCTTTAACCTCAAAATCTAAGGAGAAACCTAATGTCAAAAGTCGTATACCGTGGCGTTGAATACGATACTGAAAAGCGTATCGCATATCAACAGCAAATGATGCAACAACCCCAACAATACAACGAAACCTATCGTGGTGTTAAGTATGTAAAGGAGGGGCATAAGTGATGCAGAAACTAAACTTCCTTCAACTTATTAAAGACCAAAAACAAAAAGAAGAGAGACGCCATCAAGCACAACTTGCTAATGTAGGTGCAAGAAAATGATTGGTATGATTGCCGCTATTACAGGGGCATCAACAGCATTTATTTTTTTGATCTATCTAGAAGTTTTGTTGCTTAGTAGGTAATTTTAGATTAGAGGGGAACTTGACTTCCCCTCTTTTTTTATGTATAATTACCTTTGTCAGGGTTAATAAAGATGGATAGAGAAAAGCTTAAGCTAATTGTCAGAAACCTTGAATCTCTGGTAGAATGTTTAAAGTCAGAGATTTATTCTGACGTAGATTCATATAAAATGAATTACGAAGAAATAGCACAACACCTTACTGATTACGACGAAGTATTTTATGATGGAGACGACGATGGATATCCCGACTGAATTTGAATTCATGAAACCAGAGGTCAAACTTGTTAGTGTTACTCCCGATGCTGAAAAGCATATGGCATATTGTGCTCGGGTGAGTAATCCTGCTAATCAAGAAAACGAAAAGTTCTCTGGTCTTCTTAAGTATTGTATTCAGCATCAGCACTGGAGCATCTTTGAACAAGCAAGTATGACAGTAGAGATTAATACTACTCGTGGTATCGCGGCTCAGATTTTGCGTCACCGTAGTTTTACATATCAAGAATTTTCACAACGATATGCTGATACAAATCTTTTAAACAAAACTATTCCTCTTCCTGAACTACGTCGTCAGGATGATAAGAACCGCCAGAATAGTATTGATGACATTCCTGATTATTTGAAACTGACTTTGACAGAAGACATTCGCGTTCATTTTGAGCAGGGTCTACGCCTCTACAACCGCCTTCTAGAGAAGGGAGTGGCAAAGGAATGTGCAAGGTTCGTACTGCCCTTAGCGACGCCCACACGCCTCTATATGACCGGTTCTATAAGGTCATGGATCCATTATATTGATCTGCGTTCTGCACACGGTACACAGAAAGAACATATGGAAATTGCAGAACTTGTTCGTTGCGTCTTTACCTGCCAGTTCCCTGCAGTATCTGAAGCACTTGGATGGAAGCGTGATGGATGTGCTGATTGTGTAGATGCACCTTCTATCACTATTGAATAAATATTCCTATATTTTTATGTAATTTATGGCAACATATCCTGTTATCAACAAAGAAACTGGTGAACAAAAAGAAGTTACGATGAGTATTCATGATTGGGATCAGTGGAAAAAAGACAATCCCGATTGGGATAGAGATTGGTCAGATCCTTCAACTTGCCCAGCATCTGGCGAAGTCGGAGAGATTTATGACAGACTTAAAAAGTCTCACCCTGGATGGAATGATGTTCTTCATAAGGCATCAAAAGCTCCTGGATCTAAAGTAAAACCAATCTGAACCTATAACCATGCCAGCAAAAAGAAACGCTCCAAAGTCACCCGTACCGTTTGGAATGAGCAACAAACAAATGAAGAGAAAGAAGCCAATCAATTCTGATTTGATGAGGACGATTGATCCTCTCACAGAAAACCAAAAAGAACTTTTCCGCTGTTATAAAAACGATCAAAATATTGTTGCCTATGGATGCGCTGGAACAGGTAAAACATTCATCACTCTCTATAATGCTCTGAGAGATGTATTGGATGAAAGAAATCCTTACGAAAAAATCTACATCGTAAGGTCTCTTGTAGCAACTCGTGAGATTGGTTTCCTTCCAGGGGACCATGAAGATAAATCTTCACTTTACCAAATTCCTTATAAGAACATGGTGAAGTATATGTTTGAGATGCCAACGGAAGCAGACTTTGAAATGCTCTATGGAAACCTCAAAACTCAAGGTACGATTAGTTTTTGGAGTACTTCTTTTATTCGCGGAACTACTCTGGACAATGCAATCATTATTGTAGATGAATTCCAAAACTTGAACTATCATGAACTTGATAGTATAATTACTCGTGTAGGTGAAAACAGTAAGATCATGTTCTGTGGTGATGCCACTCAATCTGACCTTATTAAAACGAATGAAAAGAATGGAATTATTGATTTCATGAAGGTTCTTCGTATTATGCCTTCGATTGATATTATTGAATTTGGAGTTGAAGACATTGTTCGCTCTGGATTAGTGAAAGAATATATCCTAGCGAAAATGGAAGTTGGTGTATGAGTTTTATTCATTGTAATTACTTAGGTGAACTTGAACTAGAAAAAAAGGAAACAAATGGCATCCGTCTCTATAATCTTCCGAACGGAGACTGGGTTCCTTCTATTACTTCAGTTACTTCATTTTACAATCGTCAGATCTTTGTAAAGTGGCGTGAACGTGTTGGTCTTGAAGAAGCAAATCGTATTACTAAAAGAGCAACAGCAAGAGGCACTGACTTTCACCAAGTCTGTCAAGACTATCTGGAAAACAAAGAACTTAACTGGGATGATTATCAACCCCTGACAAAGTTTATGTTTTATCACATCAAACCAGAACTTGATAAGATAAATAATATTCATGCGATTGAAAGAACTCTTTATTCTGAATACTATGGACTTGCAGGACGAGTTGATTGTATTGCAGAATACGAAGGGGAACTTGCGGTCATAGATTTCAAAACATCAGACAAAATAAAACCCGAAGAGTGGATTGAAAACTATTTTGTTCAGGAAATGTTTTATGCTGCGGCATACTACGAACTTACTGAAATTCCCATCAAAAAACTTATCACCTTAATGGTAACTCCAAGTGGTGAGGTCAAAGTATTTGACAAAAGGAACAAAGGGGACTATATTAAGTTATTAGTTCGTTATATCAAAGAATTTGTACATCACAATACTGGGTCAGATGGAGAATGAATTAGAGAAAGTTTTAGAAAGCAAATTCTTTTGTCCATCGCGGTTTGCACAAGAGATAGAGGCACTTGTGCAAACTAATGCAGACATGAATTATATTGACGCGATTGTTTATTTCTGCGAGCAAAATAATATTGATGTTGAGTCCGTACCAAAGTTGATCTCAAAACCTTTAAAGGAAAAGATTAAATATGAGGCGATGGAATTGAATTTCTTAAAGAGAAGTTCTCGCGCAAAATTACCACTTTAATTTTATTTTAGGGTAAAAATTTTCCCGGCAAAAATTAACCTTATTACTTTTTTCATGATGCCGTTTGATTAACTCCTGTATAAATAATATTAGATTTATTCTTAATCTAATAATGTATTACTGCTATGCTTACTTGCGTGAAGATGGAACTCCATATTATATTGGAAAGGGGAGAGGTCAAAGAGCATATTTAAAACATCCTCGCGCAAATGGATTAGATTTGCGTCCAAAAGATAAAGATAGAATAGTTATTCTTAAACAATTTGAGGATGAGTTTTGTGCTTATCAGTATGAAATGGAAATGATAGAAAAATATGGACGAAAATGTGATGGAACTGGCATATTGAGAAATATGACTATTGGTGGTGAAGGAAATAAGTCTGTTTTTAAAACTTATGAGGAAAGAAAACAGGCTGAGATTGAAAGAAAACGAAAATGGTATTATGATAATCAGGAACGTTTAAAGCAAAAAGCAGTAAAAATACTTGATGAAAACCGTGATGAAATTAACCGCAAACGTAGAGAGCGACGCAACACAGAACCGTATCGTTCAGAATATCTTGCGCGGCAACGTGAGAGGAGACACAAGAAAAGTGGTCCCAGTTGATGCCTATAAGTGTTATCTGTCTTTAAAAAATCACTTTACAAAAGACAGTTATGATTATCACAAGTATTGTGGTAAAAGTCGTGCGAGTGTTCAGTCTTTCTACAAACGAAAAGATCGTTTTTGGTTTGAGCGTGTCA